CTCTTTTTCCTGACGATCCTTCATTAAAGTATTTTTTATAATTCTTAATAACTTCTTCAACACTTTTATTTTTGGCTTTTCTATATAGTGCTCTATACGCATCAAAACTAGGACCACTGTCTAAAATTGCGATAACATTATTATTTATCTCAGCGTTTTCTTGTTCTTCTTTAATATTTTTTCTAATTATTTTATAACTTTTATCATTATAAATAAAAACACTATGTTTTGTATCAGCTAAATCTAACCAAAATTTATATAACTTTTTATTTTCCTTTATAAGAATATTATAATTTTCCACGGATTGTATATGTTCTATTTTGTTTTTTTCAGATAGTTTTTTTTTAATAGTTTTATTGTTTGATATCTTTAACCAACGCTTTGTGCCATTTTTATTTTTAACTATTTTCCACATATTACCATCATTGCCTTTCTTTTTTGTTCCTAAACTATATTTAATTGCACTGGATGAAGGTCCTTTCCGTACATTAGTCATGTATAATATATAATATATAAATATATTAATTATATATTAGGTGCACGATATTTGGTATCATTTTTCGGGTCGGTCATCATATTCACCATTATCAACAGATTCTATTAAATTTTTTATTTCACTTAGCCGTTCTTCTGCATCTTTATGCATTTGTTTATATTCGCGTAAAGCATATATAGTAGTAAATAAATTATCATCAAAATGTTTGAACATTCTTATTTGGAATAACTCATCTGCTCTTTTATAAGATACAGTAAAAGGATTATTGCGCATATGTAAATCATATAATATACATCGTTCTACTTCGTATGCACATAGTACATCTGCTTCGCGTACAATATGATACATTTTTTTAAATTCTTCGGTTTCATCTTCTTTAAACTGAAACCCATATTTTTTAACCTTAGAGTATGATATGGTGTTAATAATACGCATAATAACATCAATATCATGATCCATATAACTATTATCTTTTAAAAAATTAATTACGTTTAATTGACCTTCGTCATTTTTAAAATATTTATCATCACACATATCGTGTAATAATGCAGATGTATAAATTATATATTCTTTATTATGTAAATATGAACATAACTTATATTCTTCTGCGATTATATTTTTAGATGTACGTAATATATCCATTGAATGGCGTACTCCGTGAGATTCGTCTATTTTATATAAATGACATGTATTTATAATAAATTTAAAAATTTTATTTAGCGAAATCAACATTATATATATATATATATTTATTATACAAATCTTTTTAATATGTTAAAAAAAATATAATTATATATTATAATGAAACTCGTAAAACAATTTTCTAAATTATGTACACCTGCAATGTTATATTTTGTTCTATCTATTATTTCGTTTATATTAATGGCATTTCAAAATATGAGCGGAGATCAACATAAATATTGTTTAGGTACTTATTCTTGTCAAGTAGAAAATAAACCAGGAATATTTATTTTTAAATTAGTATATATATTATTTTGGACATGGGTATTAAATTTATTATGTAAATCAGGATATACAGGTATTTCGTGGTTTTTAGTATTATTGCCATTTATTTTACTTTTTGTATTATTAGGCATAATGGTGTTAACTAGTCGTGATATTGTTGCAGAATTGGATTCTCATCACACTCTAATCGCTTAAACATAAAGTGATTGATTTGTTGCAACAAATTTCATTGTTTTCTCTGGAATTTGTTTCAATTTTGATAATAATTCTATATTACCATAAGATTCGCATACTGTTTCTAATTCAGATGCTATATTATTAATTTTTAAAAGAGCTTTTACAAACTCTCCTAAAAATATACTCTTATCTTTATTCAGGTTATGCAAAATAGACTTACATTGCGATTCATTCTCGCTATTACACCATTCCATACTTTCATTAATTATATCGTATGTAATAGTGTCACAATTGATGGGAGAATCTAAGTAATTATTCATTTCAAATACATTATAATCGCTACACATATCTAGTAGTTTTAATATTTTTGATTTCAATAAATCATTACATGAAGGATATGCTGATTTAATTTCATCACTTACACGAATATTTGTAAATATACTAAACAATCCGACTAGTTGAGCGACTGATAAATTATTTAATCCGTTATGATCGTATATAAAATCAGTCATAGCTAAACAATGACTTTCGTGTATATGTGATGCCATATTACCTTTAATTGAAATTATATAATTAGATTTATTCACATCTTCAGTAGCATCTTCAGCCATTGTTACAAATCCTTTTGATTTCAACATATTATATACAATTTCACATTTATTAACAACATAATTTGTAGTTTCTAGTAAACTATATTGTGATCCTGATAATTTATGTTTTAATTCTATATATTCATGATATCGCGTTTTATCAGCTTCAAATATTTTCCCATGTGTTTCTTTTATTGTATTTAACTCTCTTTCTGCATTTTTTCTCTTTTTATTATTCAAATGTTGAATTGTTTCACTAATTTGATAATATTTTTCAATATCTTCAACTGGAACACGCGATAAACTTTTAATTTGATCTTCTTTTACTTTAATATCATTTTCTACTGTAACAATTGTATCATTAATATATTTTTTAGTATTATCAATATCTTCTTGCATCATACTTCCCTCAATATAATCTTTAAAATTAACTTCTCCAATAGAAGTTAAGTTCATTAGTAAATGATAAGATATCGCGAACTTTGATTTTAAAATTTGAGGTATTCCAGAGAGAATTGATTTATATTCAGTCATGGTGGGATAATTATTTCCAAATAAATTATTACAATGAATTACATGCCCCACCGTATCTATATTTCTCCGTCCTGCTCTTCCTGCCATTTGTGTATATTCATGACTTAACAGCATACGCATACCCTTTGATGTATATTTAGAGAGATTACTGAAAATTACCGTTTTTGTAGGCATATTTATTCCTACTGCAAATGTTTCTGTTGCAAATAATAATTTAATATATCCTTTGGAAAACATTAATTCAACAATTTCTCGCAATATGGGCATAATACCACTGTGATGTACAGCTACACCTTTTTCCAGTAACGATACCATAGTTTCATATTCAGGTAATCGTAAATATTCTTCAAAATTAGGAAGTTTACGAATCATTTGTTCGCATTCTTTGCGTACAGTATATGAAACTTTACTATCATCTTCCAATAAATTTACACTAATTTGTGATGCATATTTTTCTACATTTTTTCTTGAAAATACAAAACACAATGCAGGAAGCATGTTATGCTCTTTTAAATACTTGCATAATTCGTTTAATACAAAAGCGGGTGATGCATATAATTGATGTTTATTAAACATATCCAACATTTTTTTCATAGTTAAATGAGTTTCATCTTTAAATGATTCATTTTGTCTTTTGATTGCTATAGGTTTACCTATAATCTTTCTAATTTCCGCTTGTGTATCTTTATCTTTAATTTTTTTAAATATACTATTTGTCATATTTAAATAACAATAATGATGTAACGGAACAACCCTTTCATTTGTAGAACATAAATATACCTTTTTTGTTTTTTTCTGATCTTCACACCAATTTGCAAATTTTTCGGGTTTATCAATTGTAGCAGATAACATTACCATTTGCACTTGTGCTGGTAGCATCATAATTGTCTCTTCCCATACTTTACCTCTATCAGCATCATTAATATAATGTATTTCATCAAATACAACACACCCTAAATCATTTTCTATATCCATTTCAAAATGTATATTAGATGATGTTTGTTGTTCTTTGTTTAACCGTTTATAAAGATGATTTTGTAGAATTTCAGTGGTCATAATTAATACATCTGCTTCAGGATTAAATTTCATATCACCTGTTAATATTCCAAAATTAATATGTGGGAATTTTTGTGTGAATTCATAATATTTTTGATTTGATAAAGCTTTAATAGGACTAGTATAAATTACTTTTTTTCCTTTTCTGTGAAAATGTTCAATAGCAAATTCTGCTGGTAAAGTTTTTCCTGAACCAGTATGTGCAGTAACAAGTACATGTTGTTCATTAATAATCGCTTCAATCGCATATTTCTGAAAAGGACTTAATTCAAATGAATACTGATTATGATATTCATCATATTCAGTAGAAGTATATACGTTTGAGCAAACTAAAACCATTGTATAAATATAATTAATTATTTGCATATTTATAAATCAATTTTAACATTTATTAAATTAATAATTATGAATATTAATTTCTCATAATAATACATTATTATGAGTACAGAAGATTTAGATGAAACTAAAAGTTCTGATAAAAAAACATTTATGAATCACGTATTTCGCTTTGATCAAGAAACGAAGTTTGATCTAATTAATTTATCACAATACTCTCTTTTAGCAGTAATTCCAGTTGTTGGATTAAATAAGTTAATGAAACATTATATTCCTGAAGCAGATGAAACTAAAGGTACAGTTGAAATATTATTTGAAATAATTGGGCAATTAATTATTTTATTTATTGGTCTTTTTTATATCCATCGTGTAATTACCTATATTCCGCCATATAGTGGCGAAGAATATCAACCTATTACTTTATTAAATATTGTATTAATTGGGTTAACTATTTTGTTAAGCATTCAAACTAAATTAGGAGAAAAATCCAATATTTTAGTAGAACGTTTTATAAATATTTGGGAAGGACATACTACTATTAAGGAAAATAATGAAAAAAATAGTAAAGTGAGAGTTACTCAACCTATTGTACAACAGGGAGGAGGTATGAATATGCCACCTCCATCATCAACCTATACTAATAATTCTGGTGGTATTCCGCCCGGAACAGCCATGCAAAATCCACCAATGGCAAATCAAGGATCGCAGGATTTTAATGGAATGTATCAACAAAATCCTACACCTATGATTGGTGCTCAATCACCTATGGATATGGGAGTAATGGCTGCAAATGAAGCTTTAGGAGGTAATGGTTCCTTCGGTATGTTTTAAATTATATAATTAGATGGTAAGTAATTTCTAATTATATATATAATGACGAGTAGAAATAATCAAAGTGGAGGAATGCTATTCGGTATAGTGACTAATATTGTACAGCGTGTTGTTGGTGCTGAAATTAAAGTTTGGGCGCGTATACAAGCTGAAAACGCTCAAAAAGAGGCAAGTGAGCGTGTGCTTAAATATATCCCCACTTAAGTTAAAAACGAATTTAGTAAAGGCATGGAAAAAATACTTAGAGAAATGAATAAAAGTGAAGGAAGTGAAGAAAGAATAGCAGCAAGTGTAACAGAAAGTGTAACAGAAGAATTACGACAAGAAGGATTAGACGAGGATACGGTTGTTCTTAGGGTGCGTGGGCCTAGAAGAAGTGGAAGAAGTGTACGACAAAATTACAACGCAACGCAGAACGTTCCGAATATTGTAGGTTCTCCTGGAGAACAACATAAACCATTAACACAAAAACAAAAAGAAGAATTAGCAGCCGCTATAAAATACACATTAGGATTAGACCTTACTGATGCTCAAATAAACGGACTAACAGTTACTGAACCACCACCTTCAACCCGAGGCGGTAAAAAAAGAAAAACAAATAAAAAACGTAAATTAAAAAGAAGAAAAACAAGAAGAAAACATTAAATTAATGTATCATATAGTTTTAATATTTGATAAAATCCATAAGGAAATAGTATATGCCATACAACATGACCATATTTAGTTTCTTCAATACAATAATGTTCTGAAGTCATCCAACATAATGCTCCAACCAATGAATATAACAAATAAGACATGACGGTTTTCATATTATAATAGGTTTTGGATATATCATAAATTAAATATACACCGTATGATACATAAACGCCAAATAATACTGGAAATACTTGATCATATTGAGGTATTGTATTAAACGCAATAAAGCAAGGTAAAACAATCGTATTTATTGTATTCATTTTGTTTTGATATTTAATATCATATAATTCTAATAATCCAGATATTCCAAAATAATTTGCCAAAATCATAGTTACCTCATCTAACTGTTTTCCAAACCAACTTAAATAATAATGATAGTAGAAACTAAAAAATCCATTCAATATTAACATATAACTAACGTTTCTAAACTGAACATTTTTAGGTAATCCCATAAGTAATGGTATAATTGATATAAATAAAGAAGAATATGAATTTAATATTTCAGGACCTTCATTATTATGTAATCTGGATTCACAAAAATTATGATAAAATTCTATATTATTCATTATATAATATAGTATAGCATTTTATTTTTTATTACAATTTAGACAACAACATATATATCTCTTTAAAATACTATTATTTACATATTCACCATTGCGTATTTCTGCATTTGGATACATTTTAATACACTTTTCACAAACAACTTTACCATTAAAACATTCTGAACATAAATTAAATTTACATATTGCACATTCAATTAGTATGTCTGTTGTATGACAATTATTACAATAAGTATTTGATCTTGCGGGTTCTATTTTTTTTCTATTAGATACACCGTTTCGTCGGTGTGTAAGACGAAATTGTAATTTGTGTTCACCTAAATCATGTTCAATATAATCATTCATATATATTATAGTTAAGATTTTTTTAATATAAATATTTCATTTCCGCAATCATAATAACTATCTATTATTATTAATCCAGCAGTATGTACGAGAGTTCTTATTTCATCCAATTTAAATATATAATAATAACGCGCATGTTTGTTTTTC